CCCACTTACTTTAAATTTAGATTTTCGTATAAAAGGACCAATTTGTTTCAATAATGAATCAGCGAAAATTTCAGAAGGAGCATCTTCATTTATTGATTTATGTACTGTTTCGTTGATACCTAATCTTTGTTTCATTTGGTCTTCTGTGATTTCACCAAACTTATAGTATCGTGAAAGGATGTGACCCATATCTTCATACAATCCTGCCATTCTTTGGTCAAGTGCACGAGCCTCAAGAGCAACTTTATCGAATTGTTTACCCAACTTATCCAATTCACTCATGTTTCTCTTAACAGTATGTTTATCGAACCAATCACCTGCTTCTCTAATAGCAAGTGTTCTTGCTGCTTCAGTAATACCACCAAGAGTTTCAGCGATTTCGATAATATCGGATTTTCTATCAAGAGATTCTTGATACTTGTTGTAAGTAGAAACAATTTCAAGAAAATGTCTTTTAACCTCATTAGATAAAGGTCTTTCTTGTTCTTGATTTTCTTTTAGTAGTTGGGTTAGTTTCATTACTATCTCCTTAGTATAATTTCTTTAATTGTTTATCTTTATACACATCAGCGTAATACCATTTCTTATCCTTCATATTGTATAAATATACAAAATCTGCCCATGCCTCATTTCCAGCGTCTTTAATATAATCTGATATATTCTTTACATCACCTTTCATTGGTGTACCTGATTTGTAATATTCAATTGGCTTGTCATCAAAGATACCACGAGCACCACCTTTTTTAATAAGGGTTAAAACATCTTTGGCATCTTTCATATGAGCTTTCAAACCTGGTTTCATATTAGATGGATATCCATCGTAATGAACATAAGCAGATACAATTTTACCATCATTTTTAATGATACCAACTTGAGAACGAGTTCCTTCTTGGATTAGACCTTCTGGTAATAAACCTAATAAGTTAGAAGTAGATTCGTTTTTAGCCATATCTTTATCAAATGAAGCTTGAATTTTATCTGCCAACTCACCACTACCATCTTTTCTTAGTTTATCTAAAAGTGAATCGATTATTCTCTCACCTTCCCAAGATGCTTGTGAAGTTAGTGCTCCTACTGCTTCATCAGAACCATCAAATTCAGTTACACTTGCATCAAAGTTTTTATTATAGATGGAATTTTTCATATCCCATTCTTCTCTCTCAGGTGTTCCAATTTCAGGTGCAGTTGAATAATCAGGTCTTTTTGCCAATTCTGGTCTACCTTGTAAATCAGCGAATATTTGTCTATTTGCTGAATGAAAGTTTGCATCTTCTAATGCATCATGAATATATGATAACATATGTTTCTCATATTCTTCTTTACCAAGTTTTTCAGGTGATAAACCTAATTTTTGAGAAAACTTATCAACTGTCTTTACTAATGCTTTATCAGCAGGTCTTGGTTTTACAGAAGGGATGTCAGTTTTAGGTTCGTCTTTTGGTTCTGAAATAACAACACGAGTTCCACCTGCAGTCTTCTCCACATCACCAGAGACAAAGTTAGTTCCATTTGTCTTGTTAAATGAATCTAATACATCTTTGAACGAGTTATCATTCATATAACTTGCCATGTTGATTTGGAAACCATCTTTTGTTTTCTTAACACCTTTAAGACCTTTTCCTGTATATGCAATGTCAAATGCATTTTGCATATCCATTTTCATATCGTCACTATTACCTGAATATGAGCTTGATTTAGGTTCTTCTTTGGAAGAATTCTTATCTTTGTTGAAGATATTCACTTTTGAAGTTGGTTTTTCTACAGCATCTTCTTTATCATCTTTTCTCATTTCGTGAGAACCAGCATCAACTGCAGCATCACGAGATGCTTTAGATTTGAATACAGAAACATTACCAGTTTCCTTATTAGTTGCGGTAAAAACCTCTTCTTCGTTGAGAGGTTTTAGATTGACAAGACTACCTAATTTAATCATCTGAGTTTCTCCACTTATGAGTTGATTCTACTTCTTTATGTGTGTAGAGGTCAAGTTTTCCATCTTCGGTCAACTTCACCTCATAATTTGTTTTTCTAATATCATTATGTCCACCTTTGTAAGGAGTATCACCTACTGCCTTTTTAACCGTACCTAAATTAAAGGTATTCTTAGACATAAAATCTTGAATGTTAAATCCCATTACGATACTTTTTTATGATAATTCTGTTATAATTTCACGCATCATATCTTGTGCCTTACACCACTCGTTACAAACTTCAGCTTGTTGTTGAATTTGTTTGTTTACTGATTCGTTCATCGGCACCATAAATGCTCCATGAGTTGATGGGTTAGATACAAAATCCCAACCAATCAATTCAAAATCGTCACCTACTTGTACTTTACCGCCAGATAAAGGCTCTACCGAACCCATACCTCTAGATGAAATACCAAGAAGGATTCCAGCTTTTAATAATTCTTTTAAGATGTTACCACTTGGGGTTGGTAAAATCTCAACAGTACCTACTAAATCATCTCCATCCCAATGAATCTCTCTTACATTATGAGATACATTCTTTAGGTTGATTACCGAAGAATCAGGGTGGTCTAACTCACCTAATGCTCTTCTTTCTTTGATAAGAGTTTCGTATTTCTTCGCTTCTCTCATCAAAATCGGTTTCGGATAAATTCTTCCGTTTTGATTTTCTGCACCAGCTCTTTGTAGAATACCTTTTACGATAGTTCTTCCACTTTCGTCTTCGTTTACTCTACCTTCGAATAATCTGGTTTCAATTAGTAATTTATTCATTATGCTCCCCAAGTTTTTCGTTTCTTAAATAAATCAAAGAAAATTGCAGATACCTCTTGACGAATAATTTCACGAATCTTCTTTTCATCATCATTCGTAATTTCTTCGTTGAGTTTATCCAATTTTACATTTTGGATTTCCTCATCAATGATATTTAACAATTCTCTTTTGGTCATCTTATTTCTTTTCGCCTTTACCTTTCCAAGCAGCATCGATTTTATTAAAGAAAGCTTTCTTTTCTTCATCAGACATTTGTGGAATAGATTTTCCTGTCTTTTCTAATGCTTTTTTGAAGAAAGTTTGATATTCACTTTCTTCAGTCATCACTTCGCGAACGATATTTTTAAGTTGTTCTCTTGTTATTTTCATTTTTCTATCTCCTGAATTGTCTTTGCAATGTTTATAAGTCGTTCCTTTATCTTATAAATATGATTTTGCGTTCTTTTCCAATAATTTGTAGAGTCCAACTCATTCATGGTTTTAATCTTATTATACCAATTGAAAAACTTTTCTGTTTCGGCTAACTGATACTTTAATTCTTTAAGACCCATTGCCATCTTTTTGTGAGGATGCATTGTGTCATCGTTTTTTAATTCTAACCAACGATTTACTGGTCTTTTTTGTTTTGCTTCTGAGATGTTATCTACATCATCACCAACGATAGAATATCCTAATTGGGTAGCATTTTTTTCTCGTCTTTTTTTATCTTTCTTACGAGAAAATGCATGGGGAGTTTGGTAACCATCTACATTACCAGTTACATTGGTTTCATCTAATTCTTGTTCTATTTCTTGAATTAGTTCTGCAATATATTTTTTAAGATTGATTTCTGACATTCTTTATCTCCTTTACTAATTCATAAGACATCATCAGTGCAGAAACTTGTTCATCAGTAACTTTTTTACCAATTTTTTGCTTCTTCAATACATTGATAGTTTCACGAAGTTTGATTTTTGTAATCTTATCCTTCATTCCTTTATACAACTCATGCAATGCAGTGATTGTCTTTATTAGTTCATTTGAATAATACTCGTTGAACTTTGATGTATTTGTTACATTGTTGATATATTCTCGTAATAACGCTTTTTGAGAATCATCTAATGATGTATATTTTTTATTAAAAGTTTCAACAAGAATTTTGTATGTCAATAATCTTAAATCTTTTTCTTGTTTCTTATATTCTTCAACTAATTTATCTTCTTTTTCTTTTAATGAAGAAGGAGTTGAAGTTGAAATATGTTCAACTAATGTATATTTTGCATCAAAGACATCTTTAACGTCAAGAACATCAAGTTTCTTTGCTTCAAATAATTTATGAATAGAAGCTAATACTTTATAATTGGTTACAGGAGAAGATAGGAAATTATCTATATCAAAATTTTCTTTGATTGCTTTTACAAGATTATATTTTTCTCTTTGAAGTTTTTTTTGGTCTAAACGAGTATGTGCTTCTAGAATAGCCTCAATGAATTTTTCTGACTTTGATTCTGAATTATATTTTTCATTTATTAAAAGATTGAATAATCTCAACTCTTTTGATAATTCAGTTTTACCAGCAAAGAACTCTTGAATAATTCCTTTTGATTTTTCTTCAGAATTATTCAAAACTTCTAAAGTGATTTGACGGGTTAGTAACTCAAATAAGAAACCCGTATTTTTAAATTTAGAATGTTTTATTTTTCTCATTTCTTTATTTCCAATTATGATATAGTAAAAATTCCCTAATATAAATATACATTTATAAAAGTTAAACTAATTTTGTTATTCATCAATAATATTAGATTCATCTAACATATCTTTAACTTCATGTAAATACTTGCGTTTTGATGCTATACCGTTTATGTAATTTATTGCTTTTTCCTCTGAAGTTCTAGAACGTTTTTTAGTTCTCTCTTTATCACCTAAAGGGTCTCTACCGTATGGGTGTTTATCTTTTCCATAGGTATTTCCTTCACGAGGTCTACCCCCTTTATTTTTAATTTCTTGTTTAAGTTGTTCTAATGATTCTTCAATATCATCTGGCTCATCATCATCCATTGCAGGGTCATTACCCTCATCTTCAATAGAACGGAATCTAAATCTATCTTTAAGGTCATCTAACATTTTAACTCGTTCGATTTCTTGTTCACCATTTGATAATTTAAAAATGTTTTCATATACCCAATCTTTAGATAACATATTTAGTGATTGGATATCTTGAGCTAAACGAATTTTTTCTGACCAAAGATTTACTTTTTCTTGTTCATAAATTGTAGATGGATTTACAAGTTGTAAATTGAAATTAGTCATTTCAAAATCTTGAATACCTTGTGAATATAAATGAACAATGGCAATCTTAGATAATTCTGAAATAAGTGTTCGTTGGATTCTTTCGATAGTTCTCGCGAAACGAACATCTTCTGCAGCAAGAGTTGCCTTACCATTTACATTTTCTTCGTATCCCAAATATGCTTTTGGAATTTTAAGAGCAGCAAATAGTTTGTTTTTTAGGTAATCAATATCTTCGATAGTTGCATACTCTAAACCAGCAAGATTTTCGATGTTAGTTCCACTATCACCACCACGAACAGGTAAGTAGAAATCTTCGGTAAGGTTCTGCATATTATACTTTAGATTGTAATCACCAGTAGTTCTATCAATAAAAGGAACTTTCTTCATCTTATTGATAATTCTCTGCATGTAATTATCAACTTCAGTTGGGGGAATATTACCAATATCAATTTTGAAAACTCTTTTTTCTGGAGCTCTCATGATTCTATGAATCAACATAGCATCTTCCATTAAAGATAATTGTTTCCACAATCTTCTACCATTTTCAATCATAGATTTTCCATATGGTAACCAGTTTGTATCAGCTAATAATCTGAAGTGAGCAATCTCGAAATTTTCATATTCTTCTTTTCCATTTGGGTCTTCAGTAATTTTAAACTTTACTGAATTTGGATTTGAAGGGTCTGTTCTTTCTAATCTTTCTGTATTATAAACTGAATGAGGTGTAACATTGACAATACCTTTACCTTCGGCAATTTCTAAACCTAAGAAGAAATCTCCATACTTGACCAAGTTTCTTGTCCAAGGCCAAAGGTTAAATTCTATATTTAATACATCGTAAAATAAGTTTTCTAATAATTCTTGTACTTGAGGGTTCTCTGATTGAATAAGAAGTACATCTCCAAACTCATTTTTTAGAGTGCATTCATCAGCGTAGATATCTAATGCAGAGGCAAGGATAGGGTCGTTATCCATTGCATCATAATCTCTAAAAACTTCTCTACGAACTTGTTGGTATGCCATTGATTGCGCACCACCTGCTTGTTCGTAAAAAGATTTTTGTAATTTGGTGTATCTATCTCTTAGTGATGATAAGTTTGTTTGTTGTCGTTCATCACCATCAAATACACGTCTCTTTCCATCCTTATCGATAGTAACTACCGCCTGAGAACGAAAAAGTTTTGTCAATCTACCAAAAAATGAAGTATCTGCCATTTTATTTATTTTTTATACTATAACCTTTATTCTTCTGTTATTTTAATAACTAAATCACCATTACCTTTGATTACTCTATGGTAGGTGTTCTTTTTTATTTCTAATATATCACCCCTTTTCATTTCGATTGGGAGTTCATTATCATTTTGAAATTTCCAACCATCTGATTGAAGAATTTCAACTATTCTATTATTTCTATCTCTATGCCAAACAAGTTCTTCAGAGTTTACATGCTCTGAAAGAACTCTCGTTCTAACATTTCCTTTTACTATTTCTAAGTAAGGTTTCATATCTTACCACCAAGTTCCACCTCCACTTAAACCAAGTGATTTAGCATAGCGAGGAAGGCGACATGCCCAATATGATGCGGTTGTTTTATCTTTTGTTTGGTCACATTTATGACGAGCTGCAAAAGATGCTTTGGCCTTAGGGTCTTTCAGTTTAACTGCAAGAGAGCCACCACCACCTGCTGCACCAAAAGTAACTTTTCTAATGTTACCTGATTTTGGGTCTTTAACATATACTTTGAATTTCTTGCCACCACCCGAATTTCTCATCGGTTTTGATAATTTAACCGTTTTACCTTGGTATTCTGCTTCCTTGATTGGAATGGGCAAATCTAATGGAACATTTCTTCCCTTATAAGTATCAACAGAACCAAAATCCGATTCAAATAGTTCCACATCCCATTCGTGAATATTTTCTAATTTTCCTTCTTGATACAATCTTTTTGCTTCGCGGATTGTTTCAAAATAATTTTTAGAATACATTCTGAAAATTGATTCCAAAAATGGAACTCCCTTTTCTTGGTGTTTGTTGATTACTTCTGAAATTATTTTTTGGTTCTTTGTCATAATTTGATACTCCTTACCATATAAATATAAAAATATACATTTAATCTATTTTATCAACCAAGTAAGGTCTTCTCGACTACCATTACCTAAATCCATTTGCCATGGATTTTCATCATTAAATGAGTTTCCACCAAAACCCCCTAGACCACTTTGTGCCGAACCAATACCACTCATTGCTTGCTTGGTTAAATCAATTCCTTCTTGTCTTAGACGAAGTGCAGTATCACGAACCCAAAGACCAATTCCCAATGACATAGTAAGGTCATCATTGTATCCTTGCATTGCTTCAGCACGATTTCCTTTCCAAATAAAAGTAAATAACTCATCAATCAATCGTGATGAACGAACTGTTACTGATTTTTCTCTCATATATTCATCTAACTTTGAGATAATCAAAGGTCGTGTTTTAGAAGTTGTTGAAAATCCTGCAACCATACCTCGTTCCTCGGCACGATATCTATTTGATAGTTGGTGTTCTACATCCACATACTTTAAATCCTTACTCATGTAGAATAAGTTTTGATATCCTCTATCAATAACTTGTTGTATTACTGCCCAACCAATATTCGCGTTTTCAATTACTAATAAAGCCTGATTATAATCAGTTGCAAGTGATACTAAGAAGTTTCCAAAATCTTTGGTATCCAACTTACCTTTGTATTCAGCAACTTGAGATGCTTCTTCAATATCGATTACATGACAAGCAGAGTAGTCAGCAGAATCCCCTCGAGCAACATCGGCAACAACCATATAACCTTTGTTATAGTTTGGATATTCCCATTTCCAAAGGTTTCCATCAAAGCCTGTTTTTTCTATTGGGTCTTGAACATAAGTTTGTCTGTAAAACTCTAATAATTGTGGGTCAATTACAGAATCTCCTGAAGAAACGAAATCACAATCACATTCTTGTGCTGCACCTTTAACTCCTAAAAGTATTTCTTGTTCATCTCTCCAACTTTGGTCTCGTTCTGGATGTACTGACCAATGTAAACGAATTGGATTGAATCCGTTCGTATCTTCTTCTGCACCAACCCAAGTTTTGTGAAAGAAGTTACCCACACCATTTGGAGTAGAAAGAATAATTGCATTACCACCCGTTGATAAGGTAGATTGAGCAGATACCCAAATTTCTTCAATCTTATCAATAAAGGCAGCCTCATCAAATACTAAAAGTGATAACGCTTCCGAACGACCAGCATCACCAGCAGCTGAAGTTGCTTTAATCTGAGAACCATTTGCATATCTAAGTGATAGTTTGTTATCCTCTACCGTTGCTTGTTTTAACCATGATGGTAGATATTGATTCATTACTCGAACTTTTGTTACCAAGTTTTTTGCAACTTCTTGTTTAGTTGCAATTACTAGAACATTGAAATCTTGGTTGAATAGCATTTTCCAAAGTGAAAATCCAGCAGTTAGAGTTGAAATACCAGTTTGACGAGATTTTAGAATAATGTTATAACGATGGTCTTTGAACTGAGTAAGAGTTCTTTCTTGGAAAGGATATAAATGAAAAGGTATCTTACCACGAACGGGATGTTGAATCATACAATACTTCTTCATGAAGTATATGGGGTCAGAAGCACACTTCTGATATTCGAGTTTGATTATATCCTTTAAAGATTGTTTTCCCATTATTTACTAACATATAAAAGGGTCATTATTCCTGCAGCGTAAGTTCCAAGCTTGTAAAAGAATGTTTTTCTTTTTTCCCTTTTTAATTCTTTTTGTAATTGCTCTGATTTTTCTCTTTCTAGACCAAATTGTTCATCTTTTTTAGAAATTATAGTTTCTAAATTGAATACCTTTACATTTAACGAACCAATCACCGAATCCTTTAACACAACTTTCTTTTGTTCGAGTGTTAAAAGTTCAACAGTTTCTTTTAATTCGATTTTTAAACCATCGTAAGTAACTAAATCTTTAATTACTGCTTTGGCTACTGGTTCCTTTAAGGATACTATCGTATCGTTTTGTGAAAAACTCTTGAAGCTCACTAATAGTAAGGCTATCAACACGAGTAACTTTTTCATTTGTGGTTCTCCTTATGCTATAAATGTTATTTTGGACTCTATCAATATCACCATCAATCAGTTCCAATTCTGAATGTAAAGATTCTATCAAACCATCAATTTCTTCATTCATTGCTTGGACTGAATCTATTTCTTTACCAATGTTTTCAATTTGTTCGTTAAAACCTTCAACATCAGTTTTAATTTGTCGCATATTATACAAATTAAAAATTGTAAACCCAAGGATTACAATTAAAATGGAATATGTAGTTCTATTAGATACCATATCTATAAATAATGTTCAAGGTTGTTTTCTTGTAAAACTTTAAATACCGAAATTCTCTTTTCTTCAACTTCTTTTATTTCTTTTTCACCATTATCAATCATTTCTTGAATTTCTGCCTTTACTTCATCGATTGGTTTTGGTAATTCCCACTTTTCAGTAGTTCCATCTTCGTTTACATACTCATAATATGGTTTTACTTCACTAAGGGAGTGTTTCAACTCCTCTAATTTAGTTTTACCATAGATAATCATATTGGTGTAAACTTTATAATCTTCATATTCTTTCCAAAATCCAGCAGTACGAACTTCGTGTTGAATTTCAGTCAAACATCCAATACAATATCCTGTTTTTTCTATAAGTTTTCTATCTTTGTCTGATTTCTTTATAGTTTTACAAGTTTCACTCTTACATTGTGTCTTTTGAGCGATGTAATCTCTGATTTCTTGTAGTGCTTCAGAGTTTTTAGAAGTTTTTAGAATATAGCCATTCTTTTTCTCATATCGATGGTGTTCATCTTCCCAAATATCACCTATTTGGTGAGATTCTTCTTTTTTAGTCCAACCAATTAAAGTATTTTTATCATACTCACCAGTTTTGACCATATCAACCAACTTTCTACGAGTTGGGTGCATATATTTTCGTTGGAATTCTTTACCCATAATTCTATATTAGGTTTATATATTGTGTATATAAATATATAAAAATAATTAAAGAGTAAAATTTAGAAGAAAATACCTAAAAGTTGATTTACGCTTGCAAATGTTCCTGTTAGCTTGAAAGTATTACCTTTATACTGAAAAACAATTCCTTCATTTGGAACGATTTTGTTAGGCCCACCGATAGAATTTAATCTTTGAAGTTCTAATTTAAGTTTTTCTATCTTTTTAGGGTCACCTGATTTCTTAACGTCTTTAATAGTCTTGTCAATTCTCTTTTTAATATCGCGAACTGCTTTATCTGGGTTTACAGTCAGTACTGATGAGGTAAATTGTAGTACTTCTGCACCTAAACCTAAGAAGATATTCTCAAATTTCATCAAATTTTGTTTTGCAATCTTTTGGTGATTATCTTTTTCGTGTTTTTTAGCCCACTCTAATACTTTTTCGTCAGTAATGTTCTTATTATCCAAACGGAACGATTTATCAAAGAATGCCCATCGCTTAACTAACCCCATTTTAGTTTTATTATCAAGAGATGATGGTGAATTTTTGTCAATCCATTGTTCCCACCATGCTTGGTGATACTCAGCAACACCATCTGTATCTTTTAATCCAAATTCTTTTTGTAATTTAGAGATTTGTGAAGTAAATTTACCTTTTTGTGATGAAAGGTCTTGGTTTTTAGGTAGTTGAATTACAGGTGGACCTTGAATAGTGTAATTATCTTGGACATCTTTGTTTACTTGTTTAATCATACCAGCTAAAACTCTTGCTGCTTCTTGGTTTTCACCGATTGCTATACCCTCATCGTTATATTCCATCGTGCCATGAAATACAAGTAATGCTTGACCATAAGGAATTACATTTACTGAGGTTGGGTAGATTACTTCAAGATTCATAAAACATGCACCACCTTTAAAAATCTTCTCTCTTTGTTTTTCTGACAAGGATTTGATTGCTTTTGAAAGGTCATTCATCGCAAAGTTGTATGCTTTCTCCAATTCACCTCTACCAGCAAACTTATCAGCAACTCCTTTGATATCTAATGCATTTTCACCTTTGTTTTTTAGGTGTCCTTTGTTTCTTGCAGCAACTAATCTTCCATCTCTCCAAGAAATTGCAAGAGCTTGCCCATCGGTTTTTTCTCTTGTGAGTTCTAAATTACCTTCCAATGCACGATTTACAATATCTTTTAAATCACCAAAGGTTAAATTGATTTCAGTATCAAATGGGTGATTCATGTGTCCATAAGCACCCCCTTCATTTAAGATACCTTCATTCATAGAATCAAGTTGTTTTCTCAACTTTTTCATTTTCTTCTCGTGATTATCCATCCATTCTTGGTCTGGATATCCATGAGGAGCTACTTCAAATGATAAAACAGGGTTAGATGTTTTAAAATCATCTTTTCTCATTACTGTTTTTGCAATAATTTGGTTTGCTTGTTTAACAAATGGTATGTTTATATCACTTCTTTTATCTTTTACAACGATTTGTTGATATTTTTCTAAGAAATCCTTAAATTGTTTCTTATATCTTGATAATCTTTTAAAGAAACCTGTTAATTCTGCATCAGAAATCTCTTTTCCGTTTCTTGGGTCATTGACTCTATCGAAAAAGTGTTTGGTGAATTCAATATCTTCTGGTGATAATTGTTTCTCTGCGTATTTTTCAATCTTATTTAAAGTTGATTTACTCATTTCATTTTGTTGAGTAAATTTCTCTGCCTCTTTTGCTCTTAAATCAGGTAAGAATCTAAATCTTGCTCGTTTTAAAACTCTTTTCTTTTTTCTAAGAACATTTTTATGAACAATTTTTGATTGTAAAACAGAAAGTTCAGATTTTGGAATATCTGGAAATAATTCTTTTGCGAACTCATCATAAACTTGTCTATATGCCATTTTATAAGCAATCTTTTTAAGTTTATCAAGAGATTTTCTTCTCATCATTGTTCTTTTTCTTCTTCTTGCAATTTGAGCTCGTTTACCAGCAAGGGCAGCCTTTCTTCGAAGAATTGCAGCAGGTCTTAGTTTTCCACCTCTTCTTGCTTCTTCAACTTCTTCGTTCAATCCCATCTTCTCTTGCCACGAATCAAAAGCATCAAAATCATATTCTTGTTTTTGAGAATCCCATCCACAAGAATGACATAGGTATTTTTCAGTATCTTCTGATTCTATTTCCCAAGAGTGATTACATTTCTCACATCTTACTGCAGTACCAGCAAGTTCAGCAATAAATCCTTCTTTCATTAATCTAAAGGT